GGCCTGATTTCTGGCCTGAGAAGTTCTGGAACAAAGATGAGAACGCCCCCGACATGGAGGGCATGAGTAAATCCTATGCTGAACTTGAAAAACAATTCAGAGCAGGCAAGCACAAGCCTCCTGCTGATGGCAATTACAGCTTGGACGGCATTGAGAATATATCTGATGATGATCCTGTTGTCCAATCTTATAAAGGGTGGGCGGCAAAGTACGGAATCAGCCAACAAGCCTTTAGCGAGCTGGCGTCTGAGATTGCTACCATGGGCGGTGAGAAGGCTGAAGAAGTTGAGTACAGCATTAAAAAGGAGCGTGAAGCGCTAGGCCCTAATGCTGATGCAATCATCTCCAATATGGCTACTTGGGCTAAGGGATTGGTTCAAAAGGGCATTTGGGGCAAAGAGGATTTTGATGAGTTCAAGGTCTGGGGCGGCACAGCCAATGGTTTAAAAGCCATGATGAAGCTGCGCTCTACCTATGAGGGGCGTGTACCTACTCAATCAGCACCGTCAGCAGACGCTCCTAGTAAGGAAGAATTGATGGCGATGGTTGGTAACCCTGAGTACAAGACAAATCCGTCATATCGTGCTAAAGTAGAAAAACTCTTTCAGCAAGCATTTCCTGATTGAGTGTCATCTTTCTCCTGAGTGTTGGCCCCTGCTTGACAGGGGTCTTTTTTTTGCTATACTTGTATCCGTTGTCGTGGAAAACAACGTAGGCCACTTAGTTAAGTATCTTGCTCTTTTAAGACACGGGTGTATTGTCTTATTAGGGTTTCCACCAAGGTACTTAATCAAGTGGCTTTTTTGTTTCTNCGNCATCCGTCAGGGCGCGTTAGCTATGGTTTGTATGGACTGAACCCAAGAAACACGGGGCTTGCNACACCCGCAAGATAACCCCACTAGCCTGTCAACGAGGGACTAGGGTAGACAGAGTGAAAGCGGTGGGACAAGCGCTCTGTTGGATGAATCGTTGCCTTATGGGTTTACTAGGGGGGTCATTGATTGACCCTCTGGGTAGGGAAGGATACCGTTGCTATCCACCCTTGGGGAAGCTATGCTCAAAAAATAGTTGACACAGATGTAAAACTATGAGATACAATGTGGCTGTGGATAACCCGTAAGGGCCTGCTATGGTGGTGAACCACCCAGTTGCTCGGCTGAAACCGAGAAGCTGAGGCCTGTCAATGGTGACAGATAACCGAGGCGTTAAAACCTTAATTTTCTGGAGTAATCATCATGGCTACTGGTATCGCTACCGCCTTTGTCACGCTATTTGACGCTGAAGTCAAACAAGCCTATCAAGCTGAATCTATGTTGCGTAACGCAGTTCGTCTGCGTACTGGCGTAGAAGGCTCAACATATAAGTTCCCCAAAATCTCTGCTGGCGCTGCTGTTGCCCGTGGTACTTTGTCTAGCGACGTGACCGCCCTTGGCATCACCTACGCTCAGGCTACCGCCACAATGAGCGACTGGGTTGCCGCTGAGTACACCGACATCTTTGGTCAAACCAAGGTTAACTTTGACGAGCGCTCTGAGCTGGTTCAAATCGTTGGTAAGTCAATCGGCCGTCGCTCAGATCAGTTGGTTCTGACTGCTTTGGACGCTGCGTCAACTAGCTTGACTGTTGCCACTAGCGTTGGCGGTGCTGACACTAACCTGAACTTGGACAAGCTGTTGGAAGCCAAGCGCCTGATGGACGCTGGTAACGTGCCATCATCTGACCGTTGCTTTGTGATCCACGCAAACAACTTGGCTGGTCTGTTGGCTGAGACCAAAGTCACCTCTAGCGACTACGCTAACGTTAAGGCGTTGGTGCAGGGTCAAGTTGACACGTTCATGGGCTTCAAGTTCATCACTATGGGTGACTTGAGCGAAGGTGGCTTGCCTTTGGCGTCTGGTGTGCGTACAAACTACGCATTCCACAAGTCTGCTATTGGCTTGGCCGAGAGCCTTGGCCCTAAGACTGAAATCAACTATGTGCCACAGAAGACCTCATGGTTGGTCAACTGTATGTACTCTGCTGGTTCAGTTGGCATCGACAATGCTGGTATTGTTGAAGTCGCCTGTACTGAGTAATCGGTAGCTAGCAACGGGGGGTTCCTGCGGGTCAGGGACTCCCCATTTTTGGATGTGAGGACAAGATGGCAATTGGCGATACAGCGTTAACAGTCTGCTCAGACTCCCTACTATTGCTAGGGGCGCGACCAATCAGTTCTTTTACTGAAGGGACAGACGCCGCTAATTTGTGCGACCGACTCTATCCAGGCATTAAGAAGTCAACTTTGCAAAGCTACCATTGGGGCTTTAGCTTTAAAACAGCTCAGTTGGCAAGAACAATCAATACCCCCGTAAACGAATATCTGTACGAATACGCCNTGCCATCTGATCGGCTAGGGTCTGTGTATCGCGTTTACAACAGCACTAGCGTAGGCGCTCCAACGGTCAAAGACTGGGAGATTATGGGCGACAAGCTGCTTGCCAACTACGAGACTGTTGTTGCNGATTACCAATTCTTGATGGATGAAGCGGCTATGCCTGCTTACTTCATTCAGCTACTCAAATACATGATGGCATGGCACTTAGCCGAGCCTATTACTGACCAGATTGCAAAGACTCAATACTGGCAATCTGTTGCCATTGGCTCCCCAAGCGAAAACAGCCGAGGCGGGTATTTCCGTACCGCGTCAGGCATTGATGGTCAGGGCAACCCGACACAAGCATTTGAAGACTTCAGCTTGATTGACGTGAGGTTCTAATGACCCGCATAGTTCAAATACAAACGAACTTTGCTAGCGGCGAGATTGATCCGCTGCTCCGTGCGCGGGTAGACATCAATCAGTACCANAACGGCGCAGAACGGCTTGAGAACGTCTTGGTGCAACCGCAAGGNGGGGTACGTCGCAGAGGCGGCATGAAGTACCTCTACGAGCTTCCTGCTGGCGCTAATCCGCAAAACGGCACNCGCACTATTGCTTTTGAGTTTAGCGTTNCCGANCACTATATGTTAGTGTTCACTAACCAGCGGATGTACATCTTTAAAGATCGGACGCTGATAACGAANATTAACGGCACAGGCAACGACTACCTTGCTGTTACGGCTGTCACAAGTGATATTCTGTCAACGATGTGCTGGACACAAAGTGCTGACACATTGATTGTCACCCACAAAGACATCAACCCTGTACGCATTGTTCGTAATGCTACTGATTCGTCTTGGACTGTTAGCAATCTAGCGTTTGACAGCATACCTAAATATGCGTTTACGCTATCACTTAGCAACCCTGGGGCAACACTTACGCCATCAGACGTTAGCGGCAGTATTACCTTAACGGCTAGCACAGGCGTGTTCTCTGCTGGCTCTGTTAATCAGTACATCAACATTGCTCCCCAAGGTCGGTGTCGCATTGTTTCTTACATCAGCACCACCAAAGTAGAGGCTGTAACTGAAATCCCGTTGTTTAGCACGGATGTTGTTGCAAGCGGTAATTGGGAGTTAGAAGCTGGTTATGAAAACGTTTGGAGTGTGTCACGGGGGTGGCCTCGCACTTGTACATTCCATGAGGGTCGATTGTTTTTTGGCGGGTCTAGGTCGCGTCCATCAACAATGTGGGGCAGCAAGGTCGCCTTGTTTTTTGACTTCAATCCTGACCAAGCGTATGACGATGACGCCATTGAAGCAACGCTAGATACGAACAGCTTGAACATCATCACAGACATGATCTCTGGTCGTGACTTGCAGGTGTTTACAACTGGTGGCGAGTTCTTTGTCCCGCAACAAGGTCTTGACCCGATTACGCCAGCTAACTTCTTTGCAAAGGCTGTGAGCCGTAATGGTTCACGCGAGGGCATCCGAGTNCAGCAATTGCAGTCTGGTACGTTGTATGTGCAGCGCCAAGGCAAAGCCCTAAATGAGTTCCAGTACAACGACACAACCTTGTCGTACATCAGCACTAGCATTAGCTTGCTGTCTAGCCATTTAATTAACAACCCGATTGAATTGGCGTTACGCAAAGCTAGTAGCACAGAAGAGTCCGACTCTTTGTTGATGNTAAATGGCGACGGCACNATCTCAGCTTACTCGATCTTGCGTCAGCAAAANGTGATTGCGCCAAGCCGCATTATTACTAACGGCGACATCAAGGACGTTGGCGTTGATATTGAAGACATCTACACCGTAACGAAGCGAACCTTTGATAGTGTTGATCGGTACTTTATTGAGGTTCTTGACGACGCTAGCCTTACGGATTGTTCGTTTCAAGGCGGCGCGGCATCTGGTGCGTCTAGCTTGCCNCANGANGGCGCGTCCATAAACATCCTTGCCGANGGNAATGTGTTGGCNGATGAGGTCGTTACTAGCGGCGCTGTGACTTTTGACCGAGCNAGCACCACTAGCTATGAANTNGGGCTAGGCTTTAACGTNGTTATCAAAACGNTNCCGTTTGAGCCGCGAATNTCNGTTGGTGTGCGTACTGGGTTTAAGAAGCGCATATTGGAAGTCAACGCCATCTTGTATGAAACACAGCATTTGATTATCAACGACGTGCTTGTGCCNATTAGGACATTGGACACAGCGGGTACATTAGACGCATCAACTATTGAGTTTACGGGGACTAAAGTAATCAACGGGTTGCTTGGTTA